TTGTTTGAACATCACGACAGCATCGGGCATCTTATCCTTTACAGGATCCTCAAGATTATTAAGATAGTCTTCGATGATCTGATGAACAGCGGTTCCTCGACCTGCTGCTTTACGACTGATGCGATTAGCTTCAGCATCGCCTACTCGACGACGCCATTCCATCAGCCCTTCCTTCTTTCCAGGTTGGTTACCTAGAGCGGTAGTGACAGACTCATACATATCCCCATTCGGTATCTTGTATCGCCTGCCACTTTCCGTTGTTACCGCTTCTATAGAATGGACCTCAAATCGGTCCTCATGTATAAATTCCATGGTTCAATTTAGATATGATATAATCTCGTACGAGTTGAGATCTCACTATATCTCCTTCTTCAAATTGTACAGTACTAAATCCTGAGATATTCTTTATCACTTTCATAAAGTCAATCAGCCCTCTTTTTTCGTAATCCCTTTCAAGATCCGTTTGTCTAAAGTCTCCACTAAAGATGATCCTACAATCTTCACCAACTCGAGTGATGATACTGTCGAGCTCATGGAACGTTAGGTTCTGACATTCATCAACAAGCACAATGCTAGAATTGATAGTGATTCCGCGTATGAATGAAGTCGATATGAAATCCACCATCCCACGTCCCTTAAGAGTGTCGTATGCATCTCCGCGGTTAAAGAGCTCAGTAAAAATGGATTGGTATGGTAACTCATATGCTTTCTGTTTTTCTTTTTGGTTGCCTGGAAGGAATCCCATATCCCTTGTTGGTACAACCGATCTTACGATAACTAACTTTTGCTTATTGCTTCTACGATGTAAAATTTCATCGAGGGCAAGGTAGGAAGAGATGAACGTTTTACCGGTACCGGCTACACCTTGTAGTAAAAGATGATCACCATTATCGTACTTCTCAAACGTTCGTATCTGGTTCGGTGTTCGAGGATCGATCTCTTTAAGTCGTAGTCCTGTGTTCTGTTTCTTCCTTTGTGCCTTTCTTTGTTTTTTAGTTAATCTGCTGGTATCAAAGAACTCTTCTGTATACTCGTTGTGAAGATAAGCTAAGTTAGTGTTAATAGACATGAATAACCCTTCTTGGTTACATCACGTATTGTCTACCATCGGCTAAGACCCTGTGCTTTCTTTCTTTTCTCTCTCCATTTATCTACGGCCTGGCGTGTCTTAACAGCCTTTGCAGACTTATCACCGTATTGGTTTGCAAGATCGCTTGTCGGATGAGCTTCAGCAACTCTTGACATCTGCTCGTTCCAGCCAGCATCGTTTACGATACCAGAATAGGTCTGGTTCCAAACAATGTTAATGCGATCCGGTGGTAATTGTCGAATGTGTGGATGATCGGAAAGGAAGTCTTCTCGTTCTGACATTGAGAAGTATTCCTCAAACTCAATTCCTGTGTTATCATCAATAAAATTATATGTAGGCATAAATCCCTTCCAATCTTATTTATCATTCCACCAATTTGGAGCAGGCCGACCCTTCTCCCACTTAGCGAACTTTATCTTATCAGCTTTGTAGAACTCTTGATATGCTTTGACAGGATCTTTAATCTCCATAAGGTCGGGATACGCTTTCATAGCCTTTGCGAATGGAGTCATACCACCATGAGGTATGTTCCTTGGCAGGTTGGCAAGAACATTCGAGAGCTTGTTCCACGAAGCGTGTACTTTTTTGAAACGATACTCGAACTCCTCCGAAAGGTACTTCCACAGATCCCAGTGCCACATGTAATTATCATATGTCTCCATTGTCCAGATCGTGCAAGGATGTTTGGCATGTACAGCTTTGTAGATAAGATCGTCGTGATCTGGTAAACGATAGTGTTTGACCATACGCTTACCAGATTTAGATGGAGCCATGTATTCTTCGCCGTCGAGTAATCGATGAGCGGTGGACAACATCTGTGCCGACTCAACGATCATCTTAGGAACGTGTTTGTCACAATGCATGCGCGCTGCTATTTTCGGATCCTCATTCAATACAAAGATGTTCATTTCACTTCACCCTGATAGTACTTATAACCACTGTACACTTCGACTTCACCGTCTTCATCTTCAACAAGACGAATAATCTGTTGCTGTTTTAATACCTCAAGAACACCTTCTGTAACTCTTGGTATTGCGAATTGATAACCTGCATAGAAAGTGCAACCCATCAATATTAGTACTAAACTTAATGTTAATATATCATACACCACTTTTACCTGAAAGTAAACTAGTTAATTCGTCAAAGTTCATAAAGCAACTATTGGCAGCTTGAGGATTATAGAACTCTCCTATATCTTTAGGATAACAGAATATGAAGTTGGTTTGTGGATTGGATTCGATTACATAACCGAGGTACTTCATTCTGTTTCTTGTGTCCTGTAGATTTGCTCTTGTCTCAAGACCATAACATTCAGTTCCATCGTATAGGTTTGACATTGCAATGTTTTGATCTACTACTAAGAAATCAAAACCTAAGATGTAGAGGTTAGTGTATTCTTTCTTGATTGCTTCAAGAATAGCATTCATTCCTGCGTTTGATCGAGGCCGGGCCGGGTTCCATTCTTTACTAACAGCTCTACCCCAGTGCAGTTCAACCGGTTCCCATCGTTCATTCTCTGGCGGTATTAAGACACGGCTTGATGGAAAGTCGGAAGACTCTATCTCAGTAATGATTGGATTATCAATAGCAACAAGATAGTCAGGTAAAGAATATCTGGGTGTACTTACGAAGTCACGATATAGAGCATTACAACCAAACACAACGCCTCTACCTTTTAGTAACATCAGATCGAATCCCTCTCGGGATCCGCCGTTACCTATGATGTAAGCTGTCTTGTCTGGATCTGTCATCATCTATCTTTCTGTTTCGCATTGTCCTTTTTACCATTTTCTTTTTCTTTTTCTTCCAATTCGGTTCATAGGGATCATCGTTCCAATAATCCTTCTTACGCCTAATTGTTTTTCCCATCGGATTGAACCACCCATGTTGATGCTAGTGCCGGCCATGCCTCTTCGAAGAGACCCTTTGTGATACCTTTATACGGCATCTTCTTATCCTTAATCGAAACGACTAACTTGGCGTCATCAGGATCAAGAGATTCTAAAAACTGAACGAACTGTGTTTCTCTCTGCAGAGGTCGCATATTCGGATAAGGTCCTTTATCGATAAAGATACCGAACCTGCGTAGGTTTGCATATAGAGTTGCCTGACAGTCAGCTTCCTTTGGCTGTGGTTTATAGGGAGGAGTTCCTGTCGGTAGAACAAACTTTAAGTTAGGATTAAAGCACAGATCAATTACATTCTCCAACGCAAGGTTATGATCCTTACGCATAGCCTCAACTCGCTGCTTCTTTGTTTTTAATTTTGAGATGCGATCTAGGATCTCAGCGACGCCTTCTTTATACGCCATTCACTTTCTCCACTAGTTGATTTTCAATTTCTTCGATGCGTCCTAATAAAACTGATACCGCAGTACGAATATTTCCAGTATCGTGTTGACGAAACCGACTACGTAAGATACCGATCTCGGCTTCAAGTATCTTCATATGAATATAAAGATCATAATCAGACATCGATTTAACCGCCTCTGTCACGCGCTCCTCCTTTAATTCAACATCCCATAAACTATCGTGTGGCATCTAAAACTCCTGTATGCAGTCCATAAGGTTCTTCATTCTCTTTTGAATAAAGTAGTTGAAGATCTTATCTCTGCCGTTCAATTTATAATCGTGAAACATTTCAAGTGCCTGAGTTTGAACTTCATCAGGTACATAATCGAGATCCACCAATTGCTGATTGCGTTTATAACCACGTAGCATCTCTTCATTACAGAACTCCTCTGGATCCATTCCGTTCCAAGCATCTATCTTCTTTGATGCAAGAGGGCGTTGTCTTTTACCTACGATGAATACATCATCAGCCGAAAGAAAGTTAGGGACGCCGTCACCACGATCACCTTTCAATATATGTTCGTGGATATAGCGAGCAGGGTTGCTGCAGTTCACATACTTCTTTTGCATAGGACTGTATTGTTCAACGTTTGCATATTTCTGTAGCTGAACGAAATCTTTATCTGATGATAGGATCAGTATAGGTTCTGCGGAACCGTTCTTGATACCAAGATGTCCGTATTTGTGACATAGCGTTGCTATGATATCATCAGCTTCTGCACGGTCGATCTGTAGTACTTTATAAGGAAAGTGTTCCTTAAGATCGTCTCGAATACCATTTAGTACTTCAAAGATAGTATGCCAGTCAAGTCCTGACTTTTCACGATCCTTCTTACGGTGAGCTTTATAGTATGGGAAGATATCACGACGCCAATAGTTCTTGTCATCGCAACATATAACAAGTTCGCCATACTTTTCTCCAAACTTTCTACGATACAGACGTAAAGAGTTTAGAACCATATGCCTTACTAAGTTTTCATCGATGGCTGTATTCTTACCACCGATTTGCATCATCAGGTTTGAAATCATAACCTGATTTAAATCCACGAGTATCATAACAGATCTCTCAGTTAATTCTATCCTATTATTTATTATACATATTTAACAATGAATGTCAATAAATTATAGATCATCGAGATCTTCATCGTCCAGATCACCTAAGAGTTCCAGTTGATCTTCCATCATTTCTAAGAATGGATGATCTATCTCAAGTGTTCCGTATAATGTTGCACGTAGACTTTCGATGCAGATTGAGAATCTACAAACGAATGAATCTTCATAGATATCAAAACCGTGCATTCCTAATTTGTTTATAAGTTGTGTACCGTAGTGATCCACGACATGGTCGATGTACGTCTTTTTATTTCGAAGAAAGCGTTCTCCAAGTTCCTTTTCGTTTTTAGGTTTTGGCATAGCGCCAATGTTTGGGAACTGCAGAACATTATTTGCCATCATCTTGTTGCCACTCTTAGGAGTACAGTCTCGCCATTAATCCGACCATTCGGCTGGCTTTCTTTACTATTTATTGTACTCATAAGATTTTTAAGTATTCTTTTACCACCCTTTAGTACATTAGGTAATACATCGTCCGGTTTACGAACCGTCTTTGTATAAGAATCATCAGGATCATAACCCTGTAGAGTTGTACCTTTGATAGACAACCCAGCCGGGCCAATCGAATTATACACCGTCAGTCGACGATACTTGGTATTGAATAACCACAGCTGATCCGCTCCAATGATATCCGCTGGGTTTATACTTACGAGTTTGTACTCTTCGTTCTTCGGTTGGAACTTTAACCGCTTGATCTGTTTTTCAGCCGACATAGGTTTCTTCTTACGAGTCTTACGAACCGTCTTTTGGTTTGCTCCCCATGTTTCAGCATCGCCAATGATACTCGCAATGAACTCTACGAATCGTTTTACCTCAGGCTTCTTCATGTGGCTGTAGCCTTCGTTGAGCTGCTCGTCTGCTCCGCCCTGTAGCTCTAAGAGTTCAGTCAATAAGGGTTTATAGTATACAGCTATGGCAGTCGACTGCTGTGACTTTACATTATTCTTCTGCAACCAGGTATACATCTTAAAGTCGGTCTTATAACTCTTAAGCGTAAATTTATCCACCTCTTCTTCTATCTCTCCAATGTATTCGGAGATCTGTTCCTTGATCCTTTCCTGTATCGATACGACTGGCTTATTACTCTTAGCTTCCTGTTTCTTTTCTTCCTTGATCTCAGCTGCATGTCCTAATAAGTCATCGAGAGTTTGATTTAGATAATCTAACGATGACTGAGGAGGTTTAAATCCACAGGCCATCATTCTTGACATGTAAGCGCACGTACTATTGATCTTCCAATCAGGAAGCCTCTTGAGTAAGCGTATCTCCTTTTCATCTCGAGGATAGTTATCATACAAAAGTTTTGCGGCTTCTTTTGCATTATAGAAATAGTTGTACCAGTTGTAAGCACGGCCCTGTCTTGATTGCAGTTCCTCCTGAGATAGATCCTCTTGATCATTCCACGTAGGTTCGCCACCCATATACTTTTGATCGAGAGTCTTTGGAGTTCTTACGACACGCCGCTTTGCTTTACCTGACTTTAGTAAGCTTTTACCCATTCTGTAGACCTCTTAACAGACCTTCCCATTCCGGTATACGGTTATCCCATGAATAGAACGCATCGGTCCATATCTTTTGGATACCCAACTTATCCTTATGGAAAGGATCGTGGTACTTATCGATAAGGATCTTTAGAACACTTGCAAAAACATTAGCGTGTACGTTTGGATCCTCGTTCCACTGATACATATTTGCAAAGTTACCAGTTGTCTCAGGAAGAGCGGCATAGTTAGGACAGATGATTGCGCAGCCAGCGCTCATAGCCTCGATTACTGATATGCACGACGTCTCTGGCCAGATGTTAGGATAAGCAAAGATATGAGCCTGCTTAAGATACTCGCGTACGATATTATTCTCAACGGATCCATGATAGGTAATACCAGGATGATCATTACATCGTTTAAAGACTTCCTGATACGGTTCATCTCTCTGTGGCCAACCATAGATATTAAAAGAAGAGAATACATCGAGGTGGATCTTGTTCTCGTATCCATCTTTCCATAGATGTTCAAAGACGGGTACTAACAGTTCTAGTCCACGATGCGGAGTGGTATGATAGATCAAACGAATAACATCTGACTCTTTGTCTTTATCTTCAATCTCAATAGGAGAAATCGCATTCTTAAGAACAACGGATTCGTTATATGGAATCTGATGAGCAATATGATAACTTTGAAACTGATAGTTTGATACGAACACCAACTTAGCGAACCGACTACGAGATTCATCCTCTCTTAGGTGTTGAGACTCAGGATCGTCCCAGGTGTCGTGTAACCAAAGAATGTTTGGTTTGTCTTCACTCACTTCTCGAACACGAGAGCAGATGATGTTGAACTTATCAAGAAGCTCAGGTTCAAGACGATCGAAAAGACCATCCTTCATCATCTCGGTTCCGCCTAGAGCTCCGATAATGTTTCCATCCTTATCGAGTGTACCGATAAATGGATCCTCTTCATCTAGTCCAGTGACTGTAAACTTCATAGCATTACCGTCTGAATGTCAATGACTGAGTCTACGCGAAAGGAGCGCCAACCGGTCTTTTCAAGATCCCATACCACCTGTACCGAATCGTTCGGGTGGCGGTTACGATTGATCTCAGCATCGCTTGCAACCGGCTCAGGAAGCAGATCTTCCTTAAGAGTGCAACGCATTAGACGTTCTTCTCCATTTACTTTTGTAAACTTTACGTCACAGATGCTGGTCTTTAGTGTAGAAACGATATCAGACTTCTGCATTAGGAGTTCCTTTCATCATAAACTTTTTGTTTGGATTTGGCCAAACGTTTTTTGCCGGGACACGAATGAATGGCTTGTTAGTCTCATTCGTGTTAGGGTTAGGAACGGTAAGCATAACATTCTTACCAGCCGCGTATGCAGCCTGCTTGTTCAGCACTACTGCTAGATCGTTTGAAACGTATTCCCGACGAGCTGCATTACGAGCCCACTTGGAAACATTAGGTCGTTGACCTTGACTGACAAAACCTTTGGACTTGCCACCCTTCTTGCGTGCCATCTCGCACCTCCATGATTAAACCATAATCTAATACTAATATTTATTTGTATGAATGTCAACCAAATCTGGATAAGAATCTTCCGATGTGATGGACGAAAGGAAGTAAAGTAATAGCCATCATAAGGTTGACTCCAGTATGAGCCATTGCTATTCGCAACGTATCGCCCTTTGGCATACCGTCTGATACTAAAAGACCAGCTAACCAAATAGTTCCGGTCGTTCCTATGTTCGCTCCAAGTACGGCTGCAACCGCTGCAGGTAGAGGTACTGCTCCTGATGCAACGATCGCTATGATGGCTGTGGTCGAAAGCGAGGATGATTGCCAAAGCAGAGTCATTAGGATACCGCCGAGGAACATCCAGTAAGGATTATGAATAAAGAAACTCAGATGATCCATATTACCCATGGACTTCATACCACCCGAAAACATTTTTAGTCCAATATAAAATACTATCAATCCCACAAGAGTCGTGATCACTGGGTTACCTAGATCCATTTTCTTTACCTTCTTCCAAAGTTTATCAGCCATCGTGTAACCTCCGAATTATATATTCACAATAATTCTTATGTAACAGAACTTTAATCTTTTCGTTCGATGTCTTCTTCAACACAGTTCTTGCCGTACTGTATCTCGATAATACGTAGCGGTTCCTTCTCTTCATTCGCAAGCATATGCCAACCATTCATACCAACGTGAATAGATTCAAACTTATGTTTCTTTGATACCAATTCAATATCGCTTGATGCTTCACTGAGTGTATAAACAGTAGCGACTCCTTCGGCCACGAACCAGTGTTCCGATCTCTCTCGATGTCTCTGCATACTCAAACGATCGAGTGGATTGACAACGAGTTCCTTGAGCTTTACCTCAGGACCATAGTCCTTGAGCACTCGATAGTATCCCCACTCTCTTTCGGTCTTTGGGCTCGACCAGTCCTGCAGAAGCCAACGAGAACTGTTCTTCTTTGTTTCTCCACCCACACCATATACAAAACGAACACCAGTATCGTGTTGATAGAAGTCTTCTTCAGGCGAGTTCATATCGGTTCGATCTCCGCCGTTGACAAAGACGATATCTTTAGCTCCACACTGCTGTGCCCAAAGAATAGCTCCAGACGAGTTATCAACTTTATGATCATTTACCACAGGTATCACTCTATCGACCATTCTTAGGTTCGAGATAATCTTTAGTCTTTCTGCATAACACATAAACGGTTGACCCTTCTTTCGAGTTAACCATTCATCAGAGTTTAATGCTACCCATAGACGTTCACCTAACTTTGCAGCTTCATTGAAATAATCAATATGACCGGAGTGTAATGGATCAAAGCCGCCGGATGCTATCACTGTTCTCATTTTTCTAGCTCACGAATCTTTTTCTCAAGTTCATCAATCTTTTCTGCAATGACGGGATTACGTTTCCGCCATAGATCTTCTGGCTCCTCGAGCCACTTCAGTCCCCATCTCCTTACAAGATAATCAAGAAACTGATCTATCTTTCCGTAGAACCATACGC